CCATAGCGGGGAGCGGCCGCGTGCTTGCTCGATTGATATTCGGGTTATTGGTTCGCTGGGGTAGGCTTAGCAGATCTACAAGATGGCCTTTGAATCTTGTATGAACAAACTCGCCCCTCAAGGGGGTGATTTGGTCAAATGACAGACGCGCGGGATCGTTAATGTGTCAAGTGCAATTTGGTTGTACACGGTTGTACAACTGTTCCCGCAATGACCAGTGATCGAGTCTACAAGCTAACGTCTAAATAGTAATAACTAGAAATCCGCTCGTTCCTTCACCAGCAACGGTCATTGCCCATATTTAGTAAGATTTATCGCAAATAACCCCATCTGTTGCATAAAAACACAATTGACACGATGATTCGAGAAGCTCACGCTGTTCTTTATCGGGGGTCTGGGGGGCGGTAGCCCACACCATTGATTGCCGAAGAAGAAGCATGATGATGACAACAATGAGCACCGACGCGGCACATTATTTGCCCAATCAAATGGACATAAACTCGACGTGAATGATCTTATTTCTGCCAATGAAGTATCCCCAATAACACTACCTGATGGCACCGAATTAGACGCCAGACAGACGCACGCGGTTATGCTACGCGCAACAAGCACACTCGACATCGAGGATATTGCTAAACAAGCAGGTTATTCTGGAAGATCAACATGTTCGCACTTCCTGAGAAGCAATAGAGGGAGAGCGGGGTTACAAGTGGCAATTAGGCAACACTTGCTTGACGGAGCCAGAGTAGGCCTACAGACCATGCTAAACCTCGCCACATCTGCACGAAGCGAGAACGTCAGGCAGTTAGCAGCAGCGGACTTGTTGGACAGGGCTGGGTACAACAGCCAAGAGGTACAGGCTGCGAGCAATGATGGATCAGGACGTGAGGTAAACATCTCAATTAATCTTAACACGAGTGACACAGGCATAGTGATAGAAGGTGAAGCTGAAAGTTTGCAGCAAATTCCCGTTAGCAATGAGGTGGTACAGGGGGGTAGGGGAAAAAACGATGAAGCGATACCCTAGTGACCCGACCAGCACGTATATAATGCAGCCTCAGAGTTATTTGTGTTTTGTTTGTTCTGCGCCAGCGCCATTTGGGATTGGTTACGGCGGGATTGCGTCCGAGATACCTGAGCATCGCAAAGGACGGATGTGGGTATGTTCTGAGCATATTGAGATTGCTGAACAGCGGCGTGATGCTGCGCGATTGTCTGATAGTCCGTTTGCGAGGGTTGGATGAGTTTTTTTGAGCGAGCTAAGGCAAAGACTGTAACGAGTATAGTGCCTCCCAAGCCTACGCCTGTTTCATTGCGCGGGGATCGTATGATGGTTTCTCGTAATATAGTTGAGAAGGAAATAGAGCCTCGTAAATCTGGTTTGCAGAGCAAAGCGAAAGTGGATCGTGTTCCTCGGGGTTGTTTATTTAAAGTGGGAGGGGGGTTTTTTGACTTAGACGGATACTGGTGCGTCAGAAAGGCAAAGCACGTGGTTAATGTAACGCGTGGTGCGCCTAAGAAAATAACTGCAACATTATCGGATGCGCAGAAAAAAGAATTGCGCAGGGTCAGAAGTATAGCCGCGAGAAACGGCTTAAGATAGGAGTGCGCTGCCATGCACAAGGAATTAAAATTACAGGACAGATTAAGAGTGGCTAAACATTTTAATGCGGCATTTGAATTACAGCCAGAACAGGTAGATTGGATAGACGCTGCATTAACGCAACTGCGTTCTAATAAAATAGAACAGACATCAGCGGATATAGCCTACAAGCAAATGATGTTAAAAAAAGCGGATAGCAAACGCTTAAAACAACTCATTACCTTCTCAGCAATAAACGCTGCGTTTTTGTCCGTAGCAGTAGGGGTAATTGTTTGGTTGATGTAAATTACACGCCTGACGGACAAACCATTGTAGATTTTATGTCCTCAAATGCTTTTGTGCGCGGCATACAAGGCCCGATTGGTTCGGGTAAATCTGTGTGCTGCGTTATAGAATGTTTGCGTTTAATGCTTGGGCAAGAGCGTTCTATAGATTTAAAAACAGGACAGAGAACAGGGCCGCGCAAAGTAAGAGTGGGCGTTATTCGTAACACCACTCCGCAGTTGGAAACCACTACTATGAAAACTTGGTTGGATTGGTTGCCAGAAAATGATTTTGGGCCTGTGCGCTGGCGAGCGCCGTTTCGTCAAACAATACGGGTTCCAGAAATAGATTTAGAAGCCGAGGTTTGGTTCTTGGCATTAGATCGTGATGAAGATGTGCGTAAGTTGCTTTCGTTTGAATTTACATTTATTTGGTTAAATGAGGCGCGTGAATTATCCAGAGAAATTGTAACCGCAGCTATATCTCGCGTTAAGCGTTATCCAAGAATGATCGAAGGTGGCCCTACTCGATCCTGTGTGTTTATGGATACTAACGCGCCTCACGAAGAACATTGGTGGTCTATTATGTCTGGGCAAAGCGAGCCGCCAGATTGGATGACCGAAGATGACAGGTTGACTTTGTTAAAACCAGAAAATTGGGAGTTTTTTCAGCAGCCGCCAGCCGTGCATGACAGATATGGGCCAAGCGGAGAGCTAACGGGGTATGACCTTAATCCTCTCCGCGAAAACGCCAAATTTACAGATAAAACCTATTATAGTGATTTGCTGCAAGGCCAAACGCGGGATTGGATCAGAAACATGCTCCAAAACCAAATTGGGCGCATATTCTCAGGTAGACCTGTTTATCGTGGCTTCTCAGAAAAAATGCACGTTGCCGCTGAGCCATTTGGCCCAACAGAGGGCGATGCTATTCATATTGGCGTTGATTTTGGATTAACACCCGCCGCCGCGTTTTGTCAGGATGTGTACGGCCAAGTGCGCGTGTTTGATGAACTTGTAACGAAAGATACCAACGCAAAACAATTTGCAGATATATTAGCCGCGCATATTCGAGAGCATTATTCTGAATATCAGATAATTATTACTGGCGATCCTCGAGGGGAAGACCGCGCTACGACTGATAGCGTAACGCCATACCAGATTTTTCGCGCTGCGGGGCTGGAAGTAACGCCAGCTTGGTCAAATGATCCAATTATTCGCGTTGGAGCTGTAGAAACTCAAATAAATTCCCTCATAGAGGGTAAGCCGGCTTATTTTGTCTCTCCAAATTGCAAATTTATCGTTGGAGCCAAAAAAGGTGGCTATTGTTACCTAAAAGATCGGGAAGAAATCGACAAAAAATCCATTTATTCGCATATTTCTGATGCAGAGCAATACGCGCTTCTAAGAATGGGTTACGGCAAAAAGCTAATTGGTCGAAATCCTAACGCAAAACCCAGCGTTCAAGCCTATCACAAGCAATCTGTGTTTAATCGAGGCGGTGGAATGACTGCGAAACAAAGAAATCGCCAGTCTATTCTTTCAAGAGGCCGTTAGGGTTGCTTTTTAACTAGATAAAGCGCATTTTTTTACCGACGACACAATATATGGTGAAATTATGTGTGATCCTATTAGTTTAACTATTGCTGGCGCTGCCCTGCTTCAAAACAATCAAGCAACTAGCGCAGCTAGAGCGGCTAAAGCAGATCGAGCTAGGGAACAAGATCGCGTTAAAAAAATTGCTAATCAGGAACGCACTCAAAGCGATATGGCTGCTCTAAAACAGCGCAGAAAACAAAACGCATCTCGCAGATCCGCAAGTGCTGCACAAATGGGTGGGATGTTGTCTGGCGTTGGTAGTTTTATGTCTGCTCGATCTTTTTTTTCATGAGGTAATTAATGGACGTTAAGGCAATTATTAAAAGGCGCGATGCTGCAAAAGCAGACCGTCAGCGCTTAGAGAATCTTTACGACGATTGCTTGCGTCTCACAATGCCAGCCAGACGCCGCTTTTACACACAACCTATCGACAATGCAGAAGACATATTTGATGAAACTGGCGCAAATGCTGTGGCCGAGTTTGTTTCTCGTATGCAAGCAGGGCTTTTGCCTCCCTTTACGGAATTTGTAAAACTAGACGCATCTGCGATGGTTGAGCCGCGTGATGTAGCGGCTGTTAATAAAGACCTCGATGATATTAACAAATATTTGTTTGAGCAGATTTGGAACTCTAATTTTTCCCAAGAAATTTCTGAATGCCTTTATGACATGTCTATTTCTACTGGCATTATGCTGTTTGAAGAAGGCACAGGCGATAAAGCGTTTCATCACCGCGCGGTTCCATTAACGGATGTTTATTTAGAGCGCGGCGCGGATGATACAGTTGGCGGCGTGTTTAGGGTTCAAAAAGTACCAGCTAAACACTTAAAGCATCGCTATCCCGACATGAATGAAAGCGAAGCTATGAAAACTTATTCGGATCTTAGGGAAGATTCCGAAAAAGAACTGGAAATTATTGAATATACCTATCGAGATTATTCTAACGTCGAGGTTGAGTGCTATTATCACATAGTTTTGTGTGAAACGCATAATGAAGTGCTGCAAGTTCGCAAATTGGAAGGCAAAGGCTCAAATCCGTTTATAGCATTTCGCTGGCAAACGGCTGCGGGGGAAACATGGGGCCGAGGGCCATTGTTAAACGCAATGGGCGCTATTCGCACAACAAACCTTATGGTTGAGATGATCCTTGAAAATGCGGCTATGTCTATCGTTGGAATGTACCAAACGGACAATGAAGGCACTGTAAACGCTGATAATATTTCTCTCTTGCCCGGAACGATTATAACCAAAGAGATTGGTACACGCGGATTGGAGCCAATTACTGGCTCAACTGGCAATTTTAACATGCAAGATGTGGTGCTGGCCGATCAGCGCACAAATATTAAACGCGCATTGTTTAATGATATGCTTTCAGATCCCAATAAAACGCCAGCAACGGCTACTGAGGTAGCTGAACGCATGGCTGATTTATCGCATCGAACATCCGCAGGGTTTGCGCGTGTGTTTTATGAGTTTATTCAGCCTTATATTTATAGAGCTTTGTATATTTTGGAAAAACGCGGCGATATAGAATTGCCCGTCATTAACGGCAAAGCCATACAGATCCGCGCTATTTCTCCGATTGCCATGTCACAAAATGGGCGCGATTTGCAAAAATTAATGCAAGATTACCAAATGCGAGCACAAATGTACGGGCCGCAAGTTGCAACCTCAATGTATCAAATGGAGGAATTGCACCCTTGGTTAATTGAAAAAATGGGCTTGGAAACAAAGTTGTTTAAATCGAGCAAAGAAATTGTGCAGTCGATGGAGCAGCAAGCCCAGCAAATGATGATGATGCAACAACAGGCGCAACAACCCGTATGAGCGAATATATTGAGCGGCGAATACGCGAGATCCAAGATCAAGCGAAAAACTCCTTTGATAGTTTTCAGCGACCAGCAAATGCAGAAGAAAACATAAACATTACATGCCGCAATGTTTTGAACTCACCAGATGGTGAAAATTTAATGACTTATTTGCGTTCAATAACAACGGACGCGGTTATGCATCCAAGCTGCACAGATGCAGAATTAAGGATGCAAGAAGGAATGCGCCGACTTGTGGGCATTCTTGACGCAAGGCGTAAATCTAAAGCGAAAGGATAAAAATGTCAGAAGAAGCTGCCACAATGTTTGATGCAAATGAAGCGTCCAGCGAACCCGCTGAAACGCAAGCTGTTGAAACGACAAGTGAGGGAGAACGCCCAGATTGGCTTTTAGACAAATTCAAAACTTCCGAAGATCAAGCCAAAGCCTACAGTGATCTTTATGGAGCGTATTCGAAGAAGACAGAAGATTTGCGCGCGGAAATCAAAGAGGAAGCTGCGCAAGATTATGCAAAATCACTTGGCGTACCAGATGATGCAAGCGCATATGAATATCCAGAAGGCTTTGACGCGCCAGCAGAAAGCGTTGATCAAGCACTTAGAAGCTGGGCAAAAGAAAATAATGTGCCGCCAGAAGCGTTCAAATCGTTAATATCTGATGTGTACGGGCAAACCCAAACCAATTTTGAAGCAGAACGCGCTAAACTTGGCGATAATGTTGATCAGCGCGTTAGCAAGCTTAATAAATGGGTAACGTCTAATATAGACGAAAAACATTTTGATGCTGTTAGTAAAGTAATGACAACAGCCCAAGGCGTTGAGCTTATGGAAAGTATGATGAACAAAAACGCATCAAGAGGCTTTGCGCCTGATGATGTTGGAACTTCTGTGCAAGCCAAGCCGCTATCGCGCAACGAAATTCGCAATTTGCAAGCAGATGCAAGATTTGGCGAAGATGAAGATTACACGGCTATGGTTAGATCAAGGTGGCAAGCTTTTGCAGAGCAACAAGCGCGAAATTAAATTCTTTTTAGCTCCAAGCACTCTTTATGATGTTTTGGAGCTATACAAATATATGCGTAAATCAGACAGGGATGAACTGGCTTACGCAATACAAACAACTGGCACAGATATTTATAGCCAGATGATTACAAGCTGTATTTCCGATAAATATGTAACAATGTGGGCAAATGACAGAGTTGTGGCTGTTGGCGGTATTAACGCTGTTCCTGATAATTCTAGCATTGGTATTATCTGGCTTTTAGGAACAAATCTTGCTGATAAATATTGGCGTCAAATGACGCGGTTATGCCAAAGATTTATAGAGACAGAAAAACCTAATTGGGATGGATTTGGGAATATTGTTCCCATATCTAGTTGCAAGCGTATTAAATGGCTACAACATTTAGGTTTTGACATATTAGATTTAAAAGCACAGATTGATTTTGAGGGATATGTAAAGTTTTACATGAATGCCTCTTATACGGCCCCAAAAACGCAAGGCGGCTCCGCATAGGAATACCCGTTGAGTTAGTTTGAGGAACACCCGATCCCGTTCTGAAATTTAACTTAATAGGTGTAAAAATGACATCAACTATCGACCAAGCGTTTATTGAAGAATATAACGCGGACGTTCATTTGCTGTACCGTCAATATGGCTCTCGTTTAATGAATACGACCCGTAAAGGCACAGTTGCAGCTAAATCTGTATATTTCCAAAAATTTGGAACTTTGGCAGCGCAATCTAAAACACGTAATGCAGAGCATACGTTTCAAGATCCAGCGCACAGCAAAGTAAAAGCCGATATGGTGGACTATTATGTTCCCACATTGGTTGATGATCTGGATTTGCTCAAATTAAACATTGAGGAAAAACGCGCTCATACAACTGCACAAGTTGCAGCATTAGGCAAAAAGACTGACGAGGTTATCCTCGATGCTCTTGAGGCTGGCGCAAACTCAACTGATTTGGGCGATAACACTGCTGCTTGGGATTTTGATACAGCTATGAGCGTTGTAACAACATTCTCAGTTAATGAAGTTCCTGATGATGGAAACCGTTTTTGTGCATTGCACCCTTATGCTTGGGCGCAATTCCTGAAGGTTCCTGAATTTGCCAATGCAGATTATGTTTCCGCTGAAAACCTCCCATTCAAAGGAAACTTGACTGCAAAAAGCTGGATGGGAACAATGTGGATGCCTATGCCAAACATTGATCACGGTGTAGCTGGTACAAACATTGCGACCAACGTAGCTTGGCACAGGACTGCAATTGGTCACGGCGTCAACAAAGAAATCAATACGATTTGGGATTATGAAAACACGCGGTCAGCTTGGTCTGCTGTGTCTTCTATGTCTCTTGGCGCAATCGTGATTGAAGATGCTGGGGTTTACAAAGTTTCTACTTTGTCACCCGCACCATCTTAATAGGATCATCTGTCTCAGTGGCAGATGGGGCAGATGTAACATTCTCTTTCTGGTTAGGTTACGCACTGCGATGAAAGAGAAGCATTGAAAGGGGTGGGTGCCTGCTTGCCCCTTTCTTTAAAACAAGGTTGGCTATATGACTGTAACGCCTCTTTCAGTTTCTAATTCATCGCTTAAAATTATGAATGCGGCATTAGCCCAGCTTGGCGTTGACGAAATCACATCTTTTACCGAAAACACATTGCCAGCAAAGACTGGCAATAAGCTTTTTGAAGACATCCTCGAGGATGCGTTGTGTTCTTATCCTTGGCGGTTTGCGCGGGATCGAGTTGTTTTAAATAGAAGTTCAACCGCAGCGCCTGCGCCGTGGACAGGGCTTTATGTTTTACCGACATCAGCCATTAATTTGCACACAATTTATATTGATGACGCGATTGGTGCCTTTGATCGTTTTGGTCAAAATGTTGTTGTAAATGTTGATGCAAATTCAAGCTCTGTTGTTACCGCAGAAGTTACAAATATTGTCGGGCCAGATAAATTCCCTGGTTATTTTCGTAGAGCATTTATTATGCATCTTGCCGCTGCGCTTGCAATGCCCATTACACAAGACGAACAAACATCAGCTTATTTAGGCGAAGCAGCACAAACCATGATGCTCAAAGCCAGATCAAGGGATGCTCAAGGGCGTTCTCCGCAGCGGCTGGACACAAAAATGTTTCTTAAAGCCAGACGAACTAATCGAGCACTCTAATGGCAAAAGTACAGGATTTTAGATCGGATTTTCGCAAAGGGCGCACTGGTACAGCTTTGCGTATTCGTCAGGATGTAAAGTCTTATACCTCCAGCCTTAAAGAAGCTAAAAATATGATGGTTCTGAGCGATGGGCGTATTGCGCGGCGTTGGGGAACAGAAGTTAAAGAAGCTTTAACAGGCAAAGTACGGCTGGAAACTTGGGATTATTCAGAAGGCAATACAACGCAGTTTTTGCTGTATTTTTCAAATGACCAATTGCTTATTAAAGATCTGACATTAACAACCAGAGCTACTTTTACAAGCACAGGATGGACAGATTCAACGCTGCCATTTTTATCAATAGCTTATAATGAAAACACGCTTGTTATTACGGATGAAAGCATCACGCCTAAAATTGTTACGTTAAGCGGCACCAGTTTTTCGATTGAAGATTTTGAGTTTTCAACAACGGCTGATGATACATATTTGAATGCGCCATTTGCTCAAATGGCAAGTGGCGACATAACCGCAACTTTAACCTGTTTGACATCGAAAGGAATGTCCTCCGGCTATGGGAGTTACATAGCAACTGCTCTCAGTCTTTCTCCCAGTGATTTTGACCTTACTAATGGTACGGGAAAAATCACCACCTCTGCCAATTTTTTTACGGGAACTGCAAACAATTGGGTTGGGAACAGATTACAAATTTTAGACGGTGAAGTTGAAATAACCTCTGTTACTTCACAAACAGAAGCAAATATTACGGTTAAAAGAAATATTGCTAAAAAACTCGACGTTAATCCGTTTTATATCCGCAACGGCTCAAAGCTTGTAGAAGTCAGTTATTTTAATCATGGCTTACAAGCTGGTGATGAAGTGTTTTTTGCTGGTATTGCCGATACAGACAGTTTGCCTACTATTTTAACGCATGCGGTTAAGTTTGCATCAGATGCCTCAACAGCCGCAGCGCCATCTGGAGGCGCAGCCGCATATACAATTAAGCGCATTGTTGATGCAGATACTTTTGAAATCGAAGGCGCAGCAAACGGTACTGTAACACTTTTAACTGGCGGCGCGGATGTTACAATTTTTGTTAAAGGCGGCATTAAAGGCATTAAAGAACCAGCTTTTTCCAAAGCTCGAGGATGGCCGACAGCTTGCGCTATACATGAGCGCAGATTGTGGTTGGGCGGCAGTTCTCTTTTGCCAAACGCAATTTGGGCCTCAAGGTTTTCCGATTATAAAAACTTTAATCTTGGCGAAGCTTTATCAACTGATGCGCTTGCGCTTTACGGCATTGGAAAACAAGCGCGTATTCGTCATTTAGTATCTGCGTATGATTTGCTTATTTTTACCGATAATGAGGAAATCTACATTCAAGGAAATAGTTTTGAGCCAATTACGCAAGCATCAGCAAGGGCGGTAACGGGTACTGAAATTGGTGCGTCATATACAACTCCGCAAAAATTTGATGGCGGTGTGTTTTTTGTTGATAAAATTGGCACAATTATTCGTGAATTTGCGTCCTCTAACCGCGATACAGAATACACCTCTAATGCGGCTTCTACAGTTATTAGCGATTGGGTTAAGCAGCCAAAACAAACCTGTTTATACAAAGGCTCAAATACGTTTAGCGCCACGCCTTATTTGTTTTTTGCAGATAGTACAGATGGAGCTTTATTATGTCTTCATGCGTCCAGAGCGGACGATAGTTTTGGCTGGATGCGATGGGAATTAAGCCAAGGTTCGTTTGTTTCTGTCGCATCAATAAATGAAGATTTATATGCAATCGCGCAGCGCGGTATAAATTATTATTTATTAAAGTTCGACACTTCGACAGAAAACTATATGACAACGGATTTTTCTGCAAAACTTACCGCTAGTCCAGCGGGAACAAATTGGACAACAGCATGGAGTTTCCAACAAAGCCAGACGTTGCAAATACAAGGCGATTATTATGATTTGCCAGACGTAAATATTGCCGCAGATGGCACATTTACAACAAGCCAAGCATTTGAAGAAATAGTTGTTGGCGATTCAATGCAATGGAATATGACGTTGCATGCGCCAAAAGTAGAATTTGCCAGCGGATCTATGATTGGAAAAAACCAGCGGCTTGTTTCTGCGGAGGTAAGTTGGGATCAGGCTGTTAGCGGCACAGTAGCAGGGCAAAACATTATTAGCACGTTAGATATTGGTTCTGATTTAGCTGTTACGCCTGTCAACGTGTGGAGAGAATATCATATCGGGCTTTGGGATCGAGAGCCTAATCTTGTCATTGAGGGTTCAAAAGTAGGCCGCGTTATTGTGCGCGGTTTGGTAATGAACGTGTATTTATAGGTGAATTATGTGTGACGCATTTAGCGCAGCAAGTGCTTTTAGCTCAATTCAGCAAGGCAATTTACAAGCTGCTGATGCAAGATCTCGCGGGTCTTATGAACAAGGTATGCTTGAGGCTCAAGCAACAATGGCGCAAGCGCGGCGATCTGGTCAGGAAGTAGAAATACGTCAAAACATGCAAGATCAGTTTACTGCTAATGCGGCGGCAGCAGTAATGAGCGGTTTTTCATCTGCAAGCTATAATTCTATTAACAATGCAATTGCCGAAGATGGTCGTATGGCATTGGCAAAAAGCTATGCGAATACGCGCACAGAAGTGGAGTCATTGCGATCCCAAGGGCGCATGGCGGTTATAAATGCTAAATTGGAAGCGTCTACAGCGCGGCAAACAGGATTTATACAAGCTGGGTCTACTTTAGCCAGTTCATTAAACACTTGGAAAAAAACAAACACAGGCGGCACTTTTGCCAAAGCGTTTTTAGGTAAAAAATACGACAAAAAGTTTTCTCAAAGCCGCGTATATAAATCATTCTTTAGTAAGTTGGAGGCATAAATGCCCG